CTAAATATTCTTTTATCGTTACCTCCCCGTTTTCGCGGATCAGGTCGTTAATTAATTTATCCTGGTCGGTTAGGGTCATGCGATTGAACTCTTAAACATAGACTGCCTTGAATACATGAGAGGGTTACCTGATAAAGCCTTTGAATTAGCAATCGTTGATCCGCCTTATGGTAGCAGTATAATGAGTAAAAATAAATTTCAGCGTCACAAAACAACAGATACCACATATAGAAATAAAACTATACCTGCGCCTGAATATTACGCTGAATTGTACAGGGTGTCTGAAAGGCAAATTATTTGGGGTTGTCAGTATCAATTACAGTTTATGAAACCGGAGGGGTGTTTTATAGTGTGGGATAAAAAAGCCGATCCCGATTTGCATAATATGTCAGCTGTTGACGTGGCTTGGTATAGTAAAAGGGAAAAGATAAGAAAGTTTACTGGGCATTGGTGTGGTGCTGTGAAATTTGAGACTGAGCCAACAATTCATATTCATCAAAAGCCGGTGGGGTTATATAGGTGGCTATTGAAACACTACGCTAAACCTGGTGACAAGATTTTAGATACACACGGAGGCAGCATGAGTAGTGCAATTGCCGCTCACGATATGGGTTTTGATATGGTTTTATGTGAATTAGATAAAGATTACTACGAGGCAGGATATAAACGATTTAAAGAAAAAACAAAGCAGCTTAAACTAATCGCATGACCCTAACCGACCAGGATAAATTAATTAACGACCTGATCCGCGAAAACGGGGAGGTAACGATAAAAGAATATTTAGACCTGGTAGGCGAGGTAAAAAGAATAGAAAAGACAAATTCAGAAAAGATAGGGTTAATAATGGCTATTGATAAAAGGGAAAATCAGATCCGTCAGGAGCAAAGAAGGAACTGTTTAAAGAGAAGCCTGCAGGATAGGCTTGGTGAGGATGAAGACGACTTAACCGATATGCAGAAACAAAGCCGAGAGCGGAATAAAAAAATAGCTTAAAACTTTAAAACTAACGTATATGGTAACAGAAAAATTTACACTTGAGCACTCATATGATTTTTCTACTGGAGTAGATGTTGAGGCAATGCGAATTAAGCAATGGCACAAAGATGTTTTAGATAAGATGGAAAATACTGATAGTGATTATGCAAGCATAGCCTCGGGTAATAGCATCGTCATTGCCAATAAAATGAAAACCGAGGAAGGTACAAAAGTTACCGTTTATGAAATTAGAAACGGGTATACTAAACATGAGTATTGTGAAAAAAGTTCTTTAAAATAATTGTGTTTGAGTGGTGGCGGAATAAGACGCGAAACACGGTCGAAAGCTTAAATGCCGTCAACCAGTAACGAAGGGGAAAAAATCATATGTATAGAAGTACCCGTGCAGGTAAGTCAAAGTATTATAGGAAATGTAATCCTGCTCACTCAACACAATGCTTTAAATATTTATTCCGGCTTCTTACCGGGTTCTACGCCAGGTTCTGATAAAACCAAAATAGTAACCCTCAGTTTGCACAGATATGTTAGTCGAATAGTGTTGGCTCTGGCTCACCGATATACAACCAACGACCTTGAAATTTTGATAGACTGATAACGCCAATGGGATAGGCAGGAAAGTGTAGGGACTGATTGAAAAAAAGGGCATCAAATTAATGACAACCCTTTTTTTAATTTCTTGAAAGTTATTAAGTAGTAAACCTTAGACAGGACAAATATACTGCTTTATAAGATTCAAGGGATATAGGTTCGGTATGATTTAACATGAATTTAAAACCCCTTAAAATGACATTACAAGAAAGAGAAACCTTGTTTTTACAAGAGGTTCACAGGTTCGACTACGATCAGAATATTTTAAGTGAATTTTTTGAGTATTGGAGCGAGCCAAACAGGTCAGGAAAGAAAATGAAGTTTGAGCTGGAGAAGACCTGGGACACTGGCAGACGTTTAAAAAGATGGATAAACAATAAAAATAACTGGAATGGACAAACTAATGGTAAAACTGCCGCTGAAAGCAAATGGGATGCTCGTGTTGAATACGCAAACCGAGGTCGTACGCAAAGCCCTCAGCGGGGTTAAGGTATGTGAGGCAGAGGATAATGACCTCTATAGAACGCTTTCGATCATTTACCTGATCGTGGGGCTTAGGCCGCACCACTTTCCTACAAAGCAGGAGGACACGGTAATACTCGGGTTTTTAAGAGAGGAATACGCTTTAAAGACTTTGGATGAACTGATACTGGCTTTCAAACTGGCGATGAAGGGTGAACTGGATTTAGAAGACGTGAAAGTTTACGATCAGTTTACCTGTGAGTACCTGGCCCGTGTAATGACAGCATACCGTAAATGGCTCAAAGAAGTGGACTCTAAGGTTATCCCAGCCCCGCCACCGGCAATAGAAAACAAGGAGGAAGTGACACCGGATGAAATTATTGAGATCGCTAAAGGCTGCTTAAAATACGACTGGCGGCTAATACCTGTGAGGGCTTATACAATCCTCTACAACCAGGGTAAAAGAAATACCGAGGACCAGAAGGAAGAAATTAAAAAAACTATCGGTTTGCTTCTTAACGACATGGAGCGCGAAGATCCGGGCCTTTACACAGGGACCACGAAAGCGGACTATGAACTGGGGCTATGTAAAAAACTATCAGTAAGAAACTGGCTTAGCTCCTGACCAAAGACTATTAACCAAAAAAAATAGAGATTATGAGCAGTTTTGGAGGATTACAAAAAGTTCAATCATATTATAATCGGATGCAACAAAAAAGGGATTGGCAACTAATACTATCTAAAATAAGGAAGGAACAACCCGCACCAGATTGGACTAAATCAGTAAAAAAGATTGATGCTTATATGGAAAAGGTGTGTAATGAAAACGGTATAAATTTTAAAGAAATATGCGGAGTGGGTTAAATAAAAAATGTTAGGACAATAATTGTGTAATAGTACAACAACAAAATAAAGAATATGAGAAGGATGCAAGAAATAGCAATAATAGGGGCTTCGATTCCGGCACTTATGGAGGCTCAAGAATCCAGGAAGGAAAGGGAGAGTTATATAGGCCAGCCCGAACCAATCCCATTTAAGGCACGCCCTAAGCTCGTTTCCACACGGAAAAAGGAAAAGAACCATAGGCATATTTATTTAGAGAAACGAGGTCAATGGGTGTGTAGTTGTGGAAGAAAGACAACCGATTGAATTACTAAAATGAATTGTGTCCTGACCTAAATTTTTAATCACTATAAATACTACTAAGTATGGAACAACAATGGATTTCAGTAAAAGAAAACCCGCCTAAAGACGGCCAGGTTGTAATGACTAAAATCGCCAACCCTGACAGGAACGAGCAAACATTAAAAAAGAGCGGCAACCTATGGTTTTACCCTGACGGCAGTATGTATGTTTACTATACGCCTACCCATTGGATGGAATTACCAACCCCACCCACTCAATAGATAATGGGTATTAACCTTTAAAATAAAATGTTATGGGAATTTATATGTATGTATCCAGTGAGGATAGAATTACAAAACGAAAGGTAACCGATTCAGTGGTAAATGAAGAATTTCAGGAGGCGTTAAAATGCGACCCTTCATTAATGATTGAAGAGCATCCTCGTAAAGTTGTCAAGGGTGTATTCAAAAAGAGGGTAGAGGATAAAACCTATTATTCTCTTTACCACGAAACTCCTGCACATGATGGAACTGCATATCAGGCAAGGCTACAAAGTTCCGGTTCAGGAGAAAAGAATATTGTAATCGCTTATCTACATGGTATCATTAACGGCTATGCTGCCGGTAACAAAATTTAATCATTGGGTAAAACAACAAAGAGTATGAAAACAGAAAACAACTTAGGCTTATTACACTTGGCTGCATCTATTCCTCCCGTTTCAGAACCTACCCCATTGGCAGACAAGGCTACTGATATGAACATTGAAGCCCTTGTTATTCTTAGTGAGTTGGTAAGGTTGAAAAAGATAAAGGACAACCCGTGGTCAAATGGAAAGGATATGGAAGATTATACCACATCTAAACCGAAGGTATGGGATGCGGCTTTTAAATTAGTTGAGCGTTTTGATAGTACTCTTAATGAATTAAAAAATATCAGGCTATGAAAGAAAATAATCAGTTGGCAGACAAAGGAAGGGAAGAAAAGAAATCACTTGCAGAAGTAAAAAAGTTCCCGCCATCAGATGCAGAGATAAAACAAAACTCCATCAAAGAAGAAAAGAAATGGACGGATGCGGACGAATTGTTTAAGATTTGGAACAAGGCGAAAGACTGTGTACATTTTAAAGACTTTAAACAATACATTGAATCACTACAAAACCAAAAAGCATGAGTAAAGAACAATCTGTGAGGGAAGAACAAACCTACGCTAATCCAATCGAAGATCAAAGGCGTGAGGCTTTAGATCATTACAGGGAAGCAAGTAAACAGGCGCACTATTGGAGTAGCTTTGTAGAGGCCGCAATTAAAGCCTATAATCCCGAATCCCTCCCTGCTACCCAATCAGGGGAAGGGAATGTAACGGGGTGGGTTTCCGTAAAAGATCGATTGCCGGAATTTAATAAGAACGTAGCAGGTTATACTAAGAATAAAAGAATTACGATGACCTTTACGGATATGTCAGGTCAATTAGATACTCAGGAAATAGACGAGGATGATTATTATACCCATTGGCACCCGTTACCCAAGCCTCCTACATTAGAAGACCACGATTCCAAATAAGCCCCTTCATGCCAACTAAACCCTTTAGCAAGGGAATGCTAAGGAAATTAACCAATTATTCGTAACTTTATTATCATGGCATTAACTGAAAAACAAATAAGATTTTGTGATGAGTACCTGGTTGATTTAAATGGTACCCAAGCAGCGATAAGGGCCGGGTATAGTCAAAAAACGGCTTATTCAATAGGATGCGAAAACCTGATAAAACCTGAGATACAAACTTTTCTCCAGGAGAAGCGGTTGCAATTGGCTAATTCCCTTCAAATTACTCAAGAAAGGGTTATACAGGAATATGCAAAGGTTGCTTTTGGTGATATAAGAAAGTTCTATACTGTCGATGGTTCTTTAAAGTCAATTCATGACCTTGATGATGCTGCAGCAGGAGCTTTAGCAGGTGTAGAAACCTTTGATGAAAGGGTAAGTGATCCTGATTCAGAAGAAGTAGTTACGAGCGGGCAAACCAAAAAGATCAAAACATACGATAAAATTAAAGCCCTTGACAGTATTTGTAAAGTACTTGGCTTTAACGCCCCCGAAAAGAGAGACATTCGCCACAATCAAAAAATCCTCGTAGAAGTTGTTAGAAAGAACGGTACAGGTTGAATTAACCCAGCCACATTCAGCACAACAAGAAATACTGGACGAAGCACAGCGTTTTAACGTGGTATGCTGTGGTCGTAGGTTTGGTAAGACAACACTGGCTGAGGAACTTGTATTAAGTCCTGATGATCTTACAAACGGAGCTTTAAATGGTTATCCGGTTGCTTACTTTGCCCCCTCTTATAAGATGTTAATGGAAGTTTGGAGGACAATGTTAGAGATATGTTATCCCGTTACTGAATATAAATCAGATGCAGAAAAAAGGATTGAATTGTATGGCGGCGGAATAATTGATTTTTGGAGCTTGGATAGCCCAGACAGTCCAAGAGGAAGGAAATATAAACGGGTTGTAGTGGACGAGTCAGCCCTTGTACTTAGATTAAAAGAAGCCTGGACTAAAGCAATAAGGCCTACACTTACAGATTTAAAAGGAGATGCATGGTTTTTATCCACCCCGAGGGGAAAGAATAACTTCTTTTATGAATTGTACAAATACGACGCTTTGTTCAAAGACTGGAAAAGCTGGCAAAAACCTACCATTTCAAACCCCTACATTGACCCTGCTGAGGTAGAGGAAGCTAGGCTACAGTTAGACCCTCTCACCTTTGCCCAAGAATACCTTGCTTCCTTTGTGACTGAGAATAACAACGCTTTTTGTTACACTTACTCACCAGCCAAACACAATAAACCAACCAAGATTAATCCACAATTGGAGGTTAAACTTTCCTTTGACTTCAACCGGGATCCTATTACATGCCTGGTTGCGCAGGATAACGGGGTAAACATTGTGAACTTTATTGAACAAATTAAGCTGCAGAACTCAAATATTTATGACCTGTGCGATGTGATAAAGGCTAAATACGGTCGAAATTTACTGATAGTTACCGGCGATGCTACTGGAAGAAATTCATCAGCTCTTGTAAAAGATAATATCAATTACTTTAAGATCATTAAAGCTCAACTCGGACTCGGAGACAGGCAAATGAAGCAACCGGTGTCTAATCCAACTTTAGTAGAGAACAGGGTCTTAGTTAACTCAGCCTTTCACCACCTCGATATTTCAATAGACCCGGTGAACTGTAAAGGATTAATCTTTGACCTCGAACATGCCGCGGTATTGCCGGATGGGTCCCTTGATAAGTCAGACAGGAATGATCCGACAAAACAACTTGACGCCCTTGATTGCGCACGTTATTACTTTAATACTTTTTTCAAACATATTCTTAAAATAACTTAATTTTATACCATGTCATGTAACTACGTTTACAACGATTATATTTCCTGCGGAGTAGAAGATATTGTACTTGAGGCAGGACTAACGCCAGGCCAGGAGAAAGACGTTATAATCTCCACTCCCAACAATTCAAAATACAAAAACACTTTAGAGGTTGACGCCTTTGGAAACTTAACAATTCCGGTCAATTCTTTTCCTGATGGGTTTTTTAATCCTTATTCGGGGCCGTGGACTTTGCATATTGACGGGGGCTGTGATGATGTTCTTTTCTGTGATTACTTTAAGTACATACAGTTTGAGGCGGTCAATGGAAACCAGGAAAAAAATACGTTAAGCTGTTGCACTCCCGGTGGTGACTCACCTACTTCTCAATGTTGTGTGACTACTGTTATTCCTTTCGTAAATGAAGCGGTAACGGTGGTGCCTTATACTGGTACCCGTCCGACTATTGAGGTGGCTTATGATAATGGCGATGGAACCTGGACTTTAGAGGGAATAAGCACTACAGTTACTTTTGACGCAAATGAGTTTACAATCGATCACGGGGGAATTGCTTCAGGACTAATTAAACTGTTGAAATGATGTCTACATGCGATATTTTAAGTTTTGGTGCGCCAACGTGTGATAACACCTATAAGGCACGTCCGCTTAATTTATCACGGTATTACGCAAAGAAATTAAAAAGGGATGGATTTATAGATGTTCCTATTAAGAAACTTTTACCGGGGAATCTGTACACAGAAAAATCTAAGACAAAGCAAAGGATTTATAAAGTATGAGCTGTTGCAATACAAATATCACACCTTTTTCAAATGAGTCCGTAACGACTTTAAGTTACACTGGTCAGCGCCCTACCGTTGACGTCGCATATCTTGAGCCTGATAATACCTTTTCTACATCAGGCAAGTTTACGCAGGTTCAAATTACTGCAAGCCAGGTTATAATAGACCATGGCGGCCCGTCTTCGGGATATGTCAAGATTTTACAATGATTGAAAAGATTGTTTTACTTTCTTTAGTAACCTTCGGCATTTGCTGTACGATGTGGGAGGGTATGGTACTGGAATCTTTAGGGGACTGGATTGAAAGCAAGGTTGGCGAGTTCTGGGCAAAGCCTTTGGGGAAGTGTTTTATCTGTACGACATTCTGGGTATCTCTGATAATTTGTATTGTCGTGGGCTGGCCTTGGTGGTACCCTGTTCCTGCGATGGGATTAAGTGCAGTAATAAGTTTATTTCAAAATGATTGACGGATTTACATATGTAGGCAGTTGCAATTGTGGAGGGGTAAGGAATGTCAAGTACCAAAAAGGAAAATACATTGTTTACTACATCAAAAAGGGCAACCGGTATCACTTAAAAGAAAAGAACAATTACCTGGTAAAAAACCAACCGATAACAACTTTATGCGAAAGACTAAAATCTCTTGGCTTAGTAGACTCAGCCGATTGTTTAAGCACCAATTAAAACCTTACCTGGTAGACGAAAAGTACAAGGTAGTACCCGCTTTCTCAATCGGAGGTGAAGATTACTGGATGTTTGAAAGCACAACAGAGGTGCCTACCGGACGTTTCTTTGCGGCCATGGGAGTCTATGCAGAAATGGAAATGAACTGCGATAAAGACTACCTTATGATCCACACCCGGGCCATGGAAAAAATACTATCTGATCCCAAGAAAATTTCCATTCAATCCGTGGTACAATTAAACGTAAACCTTA